GGATATTAATTATGAATGCATTTCTAATTTCAATATTATCTCCAATCATTCTATATTGAGACATATAGGTGCGTAAATTATTTTTTAATACATCTGTAGCATAATCTAATTGACCTTGTGAATTTAAAGATAAAACATATAAATTAAGAGTTTCAATAGTTGAAACTTGGGCATCTGTTAACTTAGGTTGTTCAATAAATGCTTTAGATACAGCACCATAATCAGAAGGCATACTTAAAGCACGAATTAAGTAATCATCTGCTGTAACTGATCGTTTTTGAGAGGCTATAAGAGCTAAAGTATTTTGGCGAATTTCTTCTATTGTATCCCCTCCTTTACCTCCATCAGCCGCGGATGGATTATTAGCTGCTAAAGATGAAAACACATAATTTGCAGTATTAGCAATTAAATTAACTTGGTTAAATTGAGCAAATCCTGGGGTTATACTGGTTAGAGTATTAGCTTCTACATTTGATGAAACTCCACCACCAGTTAAATATCTAATAGTTAAAGTAGTATTTGATGGGGCTATACCGTATGTTTTGGTATATAAAAAGTTTACAGGAGAATAAGCAGCTGTTAATTTATCTTTTTCAAATGGTAAACCAATACCTACATTATCAGCATTTGGAGTAATTTCTTCATCCGTAGTAGTTGGAGAACCAGCACCAAATTGAATTTGAAATTGTGTAGTTGAAATTACTTTTGTAGCAAAGCGTCTTTGAACTTTTTTTAAACGAAGAAGATATGGTATATTTCCGTTGGTATTTGGGTCATTTACATTTGTGTTCTTGATAGAATCTAATACCATTTCTTGACCTAAATGGTCTACTTCATACCATTTATTACCATCTGAATCAGTAATGTCTAAAATTTTAAGAAAATTATTAGCTGAAACTGTTATGGTATTAAAAGGAACAGGGTCAGTAAAAGTAAATGTCTGAGTGTTAATTGTAGAAGATATAGCTTTTCTACTTTTCTTTAAAAGAAAATATTGTGGATTGTTAGCTGCTACCTGATAAACTGAAACGGATGTTGGGTCTTGGGAACTAGAGATAGAAAAATCTATCTTATCTTGTATAATAAAAGAAGCCCCATTTTGAGAAGTTACAGTAGCATTTTCATTAATTGTTAAAGCATAGTCATAATCAGGAACATATTCTCCAAGAACTAATTTAGAAGGAACTTGTTGGTAAAAATCAACTACAGTTTGAGCGGCTGTTGAAACGTTTGGTTTATATCCAAACATATACGCTAATTCATAAACATTATTTGTTTGTTGAGCATATTGAGTAAATACTTCTTGAAATTGATTATCTAAATAGAAACTTAAAACATCTCCTACATATGCAGCTTGTTCCATAAACATCATACCTGGTGATGTTGGAGAAAAATCTGTATATGTGTTAGGGAAGTAAGTACGAGTAAATTCTATTAATCGTGTTCTAAAATCAGTAAAATCACGGTTAATATATTTTATGTCTTTTTTAGAGGTTGCCATTTATTAAAATTGTATTTCTAAAGTATCGTTTATAGAAGTGTTTAACACAGAATATTTTAAAGTTACGGTTATTTGATTATTATCACTTTGCCCAGTAACTGTTAAATCATTAATTATTATATTAGGGAAATATATCATAAGCTTATCATTTATATCTTCCCTTAAAAAGTTTAAATTATCTTCAGTAATTTGTTCAAATATAAATTCTCGTAATCCGCCCCCAAATAGTGGGTTTAGTGGACGTTCCCCTGGGTTGGTTAGGAAAAAATTAATGAGGTTATTTTTGATCGCATCTTTTGTTTGATAATTTGAAATAAAAACAGCAGGACCACTAAAAGGAATATTGACCCCAACGGCAACACTTGCGTCAAAATCTACAGGAGCTATTTGTTGAGGACTAAATGCCATTATTTACCATTCATTAAAGCCATAATTTGATCCATTCCTACTTCACCAGCACCTAAATTACCATTTACAGGATCACTTACTTGAGGTCTAAATGGAATTTGAGCATCTTGTGATGTAAAACTCATCATAGTTTCATTCATAATATCAGCATATGCCTTTCGGGTATCCATTGTGGGTTGGGTAAATGTAGGTTTAGGTGTATCTATTGTTTGAATAGATTCCTTTACGATTGTTTTTGGAGTGCGAACTGCTTCCAAAAGAATGTCTTTTAATTCCTCTTGGATTGCCTCTCGTACAGCTTCTTTAATTAATTTTTTTAATCCGTCGGTTTTCATATGTTTATAAATATTAAATTAGTCAGCTTTTAAATTATTTACTTGAATATAGAATACTAGTTCATCTATTAATATCTGATCAATTGAACTAAATGACCATTCTCCTTTTAGCATTACTACACCTTTTTTATTACGTGCAAGAGCTCTTCTACGTTTTAAAGTATTAGGTGAATTTTCTGTTTCAACACTCATTTCAAATCCATTTACATTTGTAACTACTGGTGATGTAGGAGATTGTTGAATAGTTAATGCTGTTAATTCAGCTGAGAGTTGTTCTTGGTTAGCTTCTGGGTAGCAACTTTGAATAAGGTTATCTAAGAGGTTTAAATAACGAACTATAGTAGCTAAAGTTTGTCTTAAAACACTTAAAATGGCTATTAAACCTATATTTACTCCTTTTAATACTGTTAAAACTTTTTCCGTTTTAGTTATTATTTCTTGAATCTTATTAATTACATTAATAGGAATTCCAGGTACTCCAGGAACACCAGTTGAAGTTGGAATAGGTACATTTTTTACTATCAATAAAGATGCATTTAAAACATCTATAACACTAGCAGCAATTGAAAGAGCATTATTAGTTCGTTCTATAGCAGTAAGAGCATTATTTAATTGTCTTACTATTTTATTTTTTTTACTGATTATTATAGCAATTTCTTCTTGGGCAGGACAAGTTTTTAACTCATCCATTAAATTTTCTCTACCTTCAGATATTAATTCATTTACTTTAGTTATACCAAAAGAAGCTATTAATGTTAAACAAAAAGGAATAGCGGTTTTTTTAAGTTGGATTTCTAATTGACTTAATTTTTCTTGAGCATAGTATTGTAAATCCTTTTTATTTTGATTTAATCTATCAACTTGTTCTTTTTTAATAGCTAATGAAGCATTTAATATTTCTTGAAAATCAATTTTTATAGGGTCTAAGGTAATAATATCTAAATCACGTTTAATATCACCGTCTCCTTTATAAGGAGATATTTCAACTGGAGAATAGAGTATTCCTGGGAGGTTTGCAGAAATAAGGATAGTGCTTGGTTTATTTTGATTTTGGTTTGGATTTACCCCAACAGCATTTGTTACAGATTTAAAATATTCAAAATCAAATGAATATGTAATTGTATTACCTTCTAAAGTTTGCTTAAAATTAGTTCCAATTTTTTGAGCGGTTAAATATTTAAAATCTTGAGGAACTGAAAAATTTGAAAATCCAGGAATGTAACGAGAACTAGATACTTGGCTATCGGTTTGACCAAGATTATCAACAGTAGTTCTTATTAAAGTTATTTCTTTTTTTTTAGGAAAAATCTGGTAAAGTGGAGTTGTTGGAGTTCCATCTTCATCAGAAACATAAACTACAAATCCTAAAGGATTTTCATTTTCAGGAATCATGATATCCCCACTAATAGTAACTAATTGAGGATTTTCTGTTTGAGGAAGTGGGGGGTTGTCAGCTAATATACCATCAGTGATTTTAGGGACTTCTATTTTAAATCTTCCTTTTCTATCACTAGTATCATTATAATAATCAAAATCTTCCCCATCAGAGGACATAAATTTTATTTTAGCTCCTCTTATAGGGGTATTAGTAACACTATCATATATTTTACCTCTAACAGTTTTTAATTTATTTGATTTTAATATTTTAAATAATTCTTCTCCAGAGGATATACTTGATTGGATTATTCGCTCAATTAATGATACAGAAGAAGAAATATTTTGATATTCAGAACTTCCAGTAACTTTATTTTTAACATAAGTTTGAATTGCTTTATTTTTATCTTTTCGAGGTAAATCATTAAATTTAATTAAATCAGCCGTAGTAAAACCATACTTAGAAAAATATATAGCATCTAATGAAGAAGTAAAAGTATTTATAAGTTGAGATTTTTCATATTCTTGTTTTTCTTCATTATCTAATACCCCATCTTTATTCAAATCAAATTCAGATTCTTCTACAGATAAAGGTAAATTTCTAGATTGAGATACCTGCCTAAAATCTTCAACTATATTTTGAGTTAAACTAATTAATCTAGGAGTAACATTTAATACTAAATTTCTTAATTCTAACTGTTTTGAAATATCAAATAAAGAAGAATCACTTTGAAAAGCATTAATTAGATTACTATAATCAGGTAAATCCCCATTTGGTATTTGTTTTAAATTATATCCAGCCATTTAAATAGTTTTTACAAAATTTGACTTAATACCATTAGTTTGATCTTTTAGTTTTTTTTCTACTTCTTCTAAAATACTCAATGCCTGACCTGAAATTATTAAAGATGCAGTATCACTAATAGCCGCTCCTTCGGGGTAAATTTTAGCTACTTTTAATACTTCTGAAAGTCCTTGGAGTACATTAGTTAATTGAAGAAGAATATTAACAGTATCATTTCCTTTCAATACTGGCTGCATTGCACTTTCATCTGAACTAACTCCTAGTTTAATGTCATTAGCTGACATGTTAATTTGTCCTGATTCAATGTTAATACTAGTGCCTCCAAACAGCCCAATTGATCTATTAGCTCCAACTAATACATCATTAGATTGAGCATCTATTACTATTCTATCTGAATTAAGTAATATTTGAGGAGATATGAATTGAGATGGGGTTACTGGTTTAGGTATTCCTGAAATAGCATATGATTTATAAGGGATAGCTTGAAGTCCTGAAAGATCATAAGGGAGGGATTGTGTTGAGGTTAAATAAATAGAAGATAAATCTCTTTTAATATTTTCAACTATGGGCTCAGCTCCAAATTCATTTGCATTCCTATCTTGACCATTTCTAATTATAGTAATAGGGTCACCATTAGTGCCCGAACGTGACCAAGGATTTGAAAATACACTTTTTGATTTTGCAGTACTTCCTAAACGAATGCTATTACCCCATCTACCTTCATATAAAATATCCCCCATATAAGGCATTAAGGGGTGAATATTTGAACGCTCAACAAATGTAGCTTGACTAATACTATTAGGAGAATTTAGACTAATTTGTTGTACCTCATTATTTACAACATTTACACCACCGGCTTCAACTTGAGTATAATCTAATTGCTGTGAAGGAGGTAATAAACTAGTTGTATTAGTAGGATAAGGACTAACATTTGGGGAAAGCATACCCCATACGGGAACTACTTCACCATATACCCAAGAACCAGCAGGTTCATTTGGAGTAATATGTTTCCAAGCTTTTACATATTCATTTACTGTTGGATATTTTGAAGCAGCACTAAATGCTGGGCGAGCTCTAATAATTTGGTTTTCAATAGTCCCGTCAAAATTAGCTTTATTACCTATTATGGTTCCTATTTGATTTAATCCTTGATTTGGATTATATTGAGCATGATTCTCATCTAAGATAATATCATTAACTCTTACAAGAATTTCCCCGCTTTGTTTTTTCTTAGAATTAAAATTTTTAGGATTTCCTAATGCTCTGCTGGTCATGGAAGGAAAACCAAATTTACCGTATGCCATTAATCTTTAGGATTAAATTTTTTAACCTCAGATAACAATTGTGCTTTTTCATCCTCAGTCATTCCAAATCCTTCATCTTCCGATTTACCAGTAGCAAGAGCACGTTGAATGATTGTAGCCATTTTGATTAGCTGCTCATCATTTTTGATACCTAGTTCCATATATTCCTTAATTAAAGGAACAATCAAAGTAGCATCACCAATATCATTGATAAGTGGTTTTAACTCACCTATCAAAGCTGTGATTTGGGTCTCTTTTTTCTTTTGGTTTTCGTAAATTTCCTTAAGAATGTCCGAGAATTTTTTCTTACCAAATACGTTTGATTCTAAATTACTCATATGTATTGTTTTTTATAAATATAAACAACTACTAGAGTTGGAAACTCATGTATCCT